ACAGAAAGTATTTTAAACTAACTTTCATTTATTCTATAGTATATAATTAACAATTGTTAAAAAGGAAGCGGTCGATATGAAAGGTGGAGCGATAAACAAAACTAGTAATGGTAAGTTTGGCAAAGACCCTAAGCGAGACCCTAAGAAATCAGGTGCTAAGGGTGGCAAGAAATCTAGGCTATCAGTTAAGGAAAAAATGAAGATTAAAGTAAGACACCTTCAGAATTTAAAATACGATACATACGAGAAGTTCATGACTGGCAGTGGAAAGATTAACAACATAGATGAAATAGCAAAAACTATACTAGCAGGAGAAGATGGCATAGAGTATTTCCTTAAACAAGATGTAAGCTTAATGAAAGCCTTATCAGACTACATACTAAACGAGAAAGATACAGGTATGTTAGATAAGATGGATATACTCCAAAAGCGTTCTTACTTCATTAAAAATATGAAAGAGGCTATGTATGGTACTAAATCAAGGCAAGAAGTTAAGACAGATTTGAATATATCTACTGATGAAACTACGAAAGAGATTAATGATATCTATGAGCGAACTAAAAAAAGATTTGAGAAACATAAAAAATCTACCCGAAATAGTAAGCGATAGTAAGTCATTAATAGAGCTATGCAGTGTATTATGGGTAGACAAACTTAAAGGCACACCCTTAGTGATAACTCTCTATCAAGCTTTCATAATACAAGCTATTTTTTTTAAATGCCCTAGGATGTTATGTATAGCTCCCACAAGGGCAGGCAAGTCATTAGCCGTAGCACTTGGTGCATTACTATTAGGGGCCTACAAATCAGGAGAGAAGATAAGGATTGTATCATTCACGGAGAAGACAACTAAAATAATAATGGGGTATGTAATAGATTACGCCCTAGATAATGAGTTACTTTATAATAATTTAATGTACGATGTGAAGAACTTAGGCATAGATAGAATAAAAAAAGAGTTTAGTAAGAGTAGAATAGTATACGCTCATAACTCTGAGATAATGACTTTAACTGCTAATATAGGTGGTGGCGGTTCTTCATTAGTAGGTTGGGGTGCAACTACATTAATCGTAGACGAGGCGGAACAGATGCCTGAGGAACTAGTAGATACTAAGATAATGCGAATGCTAGGTGACACTCCCGACGCTAGTGTATTCATGATTAGTAACCCTGAGCATAGGGGTTTTATGTACCGAAAGCGTAACCATCCTGATTGGGATTTATTGGTAGTTTCGGACCAAGACTGTATCGATGCTGGTAGGTTTACTCAAGCTTACATCAATGAGCGTAAGGAAAGTCTAACTAGTAGACACTACCAAATATGGTATAAACCTTGGTGGCCTGACGAGGACGACGACGCTTTATTCAGCTCTAAGGCAATGACTAATATGTTCTCAGATATAACACCTGCAGAGAAGAAACAATTAAAGGGCGACCCAGACGCAAAGCATTTAGGGGTAGATGTAGCTAGAATGGGTGTAGACTTAACAGTATTTATAGAGACCTTATATTACGGCGATAAGAAGTACATCACAGACATTTACTCGTTTGAAAAGAAACGCACAACTTACTCTACCGGAGCCATTATACGTCTTAACAGAGATAGACTATACGATTCAATCAATGTAGATGACCCAGGCTTAGGCAGTGGTGTAGTAGATCCTTTATATGAACACGAGGAGACTAGTGCAATATTAGTTCCCTTCTTACCAGGCAAGGTAGACAGTGATTGGTCTGATTTAGATAAGAAACTGTATCTTAACAATAAGGCTAAATGTGCCTCTAATTGGTCTAAGGACGCAGAGAACGGGCTAGTACGAGTAGTAACTGATAAGTATAGGGCAGAATTATACAGTGAGTTAGAGTGTGCTAAAGTGGACTATATGAGTAGTGGCAAGATAAAGATAGTCAAACCAGACGGCAAATCACCTGATTACTTCGACGCTATGAACATAAGTATGTACGCTGGGTTCAAGTTAAGTTTCGACTTCATTTAAACATTGCGTGTCACAATGTTAAACATTAAGGCATAGAGATATAAACATTTAGGTTGTATTGTTTATAATTAGATAACTGGGAGTGATTACTCCTTTATTTTTATTATCACTGAGGATGAGTAGATGAAACTTAAATGCAAGAAATGGGGTAATTCATTAGTAGTAGTAATCCCTACTGATTGGAATAAGCCAGAGTATGTACATATATACAAAAACGAGCAAATGACTGACAGTGAATTATTGAGATCCATTGATAGTAAATTAAGTGGGTGAATAGAAACCTATATAAACTTTACTACTTTCTCTTATATGACTTAAGATTTCAAAGCCCTTTGATTCAGTAAGAGTTTTACTCTTACTTTATATTTATGACGAATAAAGACTTTAGTGACAGATTGGGATTAGCGTTCCAAACCTTATCAACATACAACTTGCCTGACAATAATATGTTAGACTCTAGTTCATTAATACCTAAAGCGGTTATACCTGAATACTTATATAAACCTCCTTTTGGTTATCCATTAAATAAGGATATATTCACTATTAGACGTCTAGCGAAAACTAATTACGTAGCAATGATAATTAATACTGTTTGTTCTGAGATGTCTGCATTAGATTGGAACATTAACGCTGTACAGGATTCTGATGTACCCGATGAGATAGTTAAAAAAACTAAAAACTTCTTTGAAAGTCCTAATTCTAACAACGAATCTTTTGACCAGTTTGTCTCTAAAACAGTAAGAGATTTATTCGAATTAGACGCAGGAGTAATAAACAAAGTATATAACTTAAAGGGCGAATTCGTTGAGATGTATGTATACGACGGTGCTACCTTTTTAAAGAATCCTAACTACCACGGCATTATGCCAGAAGAAAACGCTTATTACCAGTATGGTTGGCTTACAGGAGCGAGACCTGTACCATTTAATAAAGAAGAAATAGTATATTTAATGTTGAATCCTAGAACAAACACTCTATATGGCACAAGCCCAGTAGAGAACTTATTAGACACATTACAAGTATTGTTATACGGTCTTGAGAGTAACTTAGAATATTTCAGCGATAACAATATGCCTAAGGGTGTACTAAAGATACTAGACGCTAATGAACGGCAAGTAGCTTCATTCAAACAGCAATGGAACCAACAGTTACAAACAAAGGACACAGCAGGTAACTGGAAGAAGCGAAATTATAAGATGCCTATGATTAATTCAGATGTTAAATTCGAGCGTATATCATTCAGCAATGCAGAGTTAGAATTGATCCAACAGCAAGAGTGGTTTACTAAGTTAGTACTTGCTATGTTTGGTGTTACACCTTCTGAGTTAGGTTTCACACAAGACAGTAACCGTGCAACTGAAATAATCCAATCAAATGTATTCAAGCGGAAAACAATAAATCCATTAGTACAACTACTAGAGTATAATTTCAATAGATTAGTAATAAATGACTTACCGTGGGTAAAAGGTAAATACGAGAACAAATTAGTATTCGAATTCGAGCGTTATGATGCAGAGGAAGAAATGGCTAAGCGTAAAGTAATTTGGAATGACGTTAAGACTGGCATAATTACTCCTAACGAAGCAAGAAATGAGTTAGGGTATGATTCTATATCCGATGGGGACTCTTTGAGGTCTCCGTCCACTCAGTCTATGTTTGGGGAGAATGGTATATCTAATACTGATACAACCGATATGAAATCAAAAAAAAAAGTTTATTCGAAGGCTTTGACTACTGATGAGCCTTTAACACCTAAGGAAAATGAAGTAACTTATTCTAAGTATGAGAAAGAAGTAACTAAAGTAATCACTGACATATCAAAACAAATAAACTCTTTATTAGCATCTTACAAAAAGAAACCAATCCAAGTAAAGGCACAGAACGACATTATAGACCGTGTAATAGGCTTGTTCAAGTTAACAGGTCTAACAGCGATAATAACTAATATGTTAAACACTAATTACAATGCAGGGTTAGATGACACTGGCAAAGCATTAAAAAGAAACTTCCTACCTAATTTAAGTGCAAAGGATTTCTTAGAAAACTACGTATTTGATAACATTAAAGGTTTACAAGACGAGATGCAACAAGATTTACGGCAGGAGTTACAGCGTGGCGTATTGAACAACGAAACAATCGCCGACATGTCTGACAGGGTAAACAAGGTAATGGATGTAAGTAAGGTACGTGCTCGAATGATAGCAAGAACAGAATCTAATAGAGCATACAATATGGGTCAGTTAGACTCTTGGAGACAAAGCGGTGAAGACGTATGGAAGATATGGTCTAACGACGAGCCTGAGAGCGATATATGTAAATTCTTAACGGGTAAGAAAGTAGACATAAACGATTCATTTTCTTATAAAGGAAAGTCATACGATTCCCCTCCGGGCCACCCAAACTGCTTAAGTTTTTTAAGATTCCAGAGAAAGATAAAAGACGAATAACCGATGCCTTTATAAGCCTTTACTAGTTCTATATATTGATGCCTTTGAAACCAAGGTACCAAAAGGTACTTGACTCGTTCGTGCAGAGGTATGATAAAGAACAGGGTGGAAAGAAATTTTTAACCTGGGTCAATAGTGCTAATTTAAAAAGCAAAATAAACGAAAAATCTTATTCTTTTTCAGTTAAATTTAAAGCTATTGAGGGTGACTTCGTTGAGGGTTATATCTCCACTACTGATATTGATGTTTACCAAGACAAAGTAACAATAGAATGTATTGAGGATATGGGCTTACAGTTATCTCAGGCCGTCATTAAGATGGATGAGGAACATGAAACATTCCAAGGTGACTCTGAATTAGACAAACTAATTAATAGAAACAAAATAGCTCGAGCAAAGATAGTAGATTATGAAATTAAAGACAACGGGAACAAATTATGGGTAAGAGCTAAATTAAATAAGGACCATAGATATTATGATGAATTAAAGAAATCTATTATTAATGGTTTTGTTGATTCTTTTTCTATCGCTTATATCCCTTTAAAGGTATCTTATAAAGAAGTTAATGAGGGTACCGTTAGAGTATTGGAGCGAGTGAAATTATTAAATGTTGGTATGACTGGTATCCCTGTAAATGAGAATGCTACAATTACTAATACTAATTTTGTTGAGGTTGCAACTAAGTCATTACAAGATATGTATTTTGATGATGAGGCAACTAAATCTATTTTAGAAGAATTAGCAAAAGGCGACGTAAATTCAATTGAGGTGAAAAGTATGGCTGATAAAACATTATTTGAAAAGATACAAGAGGGTGTAAAGTTATCTGAGGAGGAAGTTAAATCTTTGGTAAATTACGATTTAGTAGAGAAGAAAGCTGAACCTAAGAAAGACCCAGAAAAAGATCCTAAAGAAGATGAAGATGATAAAGAGGAAGTTAAATCTTTAAAATTAGAAATTAAATCTTTAAAAGAATCTAACACATTAGAATTAAAATCATTCAAAGAGAAATTAGAATTAGTAGAAAAGAAGAACAAAGAATTTGATGAGATTCTATCTGCTCCCGTTTTTAAATCAAGAATGGAACAAATGGAAACTTTATTAAAATCAGTAGATAAAAAAACTCCAGAGGTCAAATCACAAGGCCCATTGGATATGTTGATATAGAGGTGTATAGTTATGGCTAAATTTGGAAATATGGTAGTTGACCCTGTAAGTGCTTACCAAACATCATTTGGTAATTTACAAGTAGGAACAACATTAAATAAAGGAGTAATGGAAAACTTAAAAGCAAGAGTAGATAAAAAAACAGCAGAAATGAAAGCATTGAACACAGAAACTGGTGGAGCAGGAACTACAGGTTATGCATTAATCCCCGTTTATGTTGATAACAGAATAGTTGATACAAGCAGAAAGTTTACTCCTTGGAGAACTTTAGTTCCTCGTGTAACTAATATGGGAACAACTGCAGACTATAATATATTAACTACTAAAGGTGGAGCAGACTTTGAGTATGAAGATGCTGCATTAACAGAATCAGACGACACATACGACAGATCAAGTGTTGCTATTAAGTATATGTACTCTGTAGGTAGAGTTACAGGTCAATCACAATCGGCACAACCCGGATATATGATGGACGGACTAAACCCACAAGGTGCAGGAATTTATAATCAAACATTTGGTAGCCCTATGGGTGGAACTGCACAAGAGACTGAGTTATTGGTTAAATCACAAGCTTTGTATGAACTAGAAGAAGAATCATTTTGGACTGGCGACGCATCTACAACTCCTAAGGAATATTCAGGTGTTGTTGTAAGTCAGAGTACAACTAACCAAAACGACTTATCTAGTGCTGCATTAAAGTTCTCAGACATTGATGATACTTTAGAGTACGCATTCACTGACAGTGGACGACCAAACATAGCAGGTAGTGATATTAGTACATTAAGTGATTTAAGAAAATTAATGGTTGATACTTATAGGGTAAGTCCATCAGAGATGGTATCTGATATTGCTTTTGGTATTAAATCTAAAATCACCTTAGAAACTTTGACAGGATCTATGCCTGTATTACCTTCTCAATATTTAACTGCATCAACTGGAGCAAAACAATTGTTCTTCTTGGATATGGATTATATTGAAACTAGGGTATTACAAGATATGACTTACGAAGAATTAGCAAAAACAAACGATAGTAAGAAATTTATGTTGAAGATGTATCAAGCAACAATTTTCAAAGCAACAAGCTTTAATGCATACATTGACAACATAGCATAATAGAAGGGGGTTTCCCTTCTTATTTAATATTCGGAGATGATTATTTATGACAGGAGCAAGTATAACAGTAACAAATGTAGTACCACAATTAGGCAAGAGTTTAATTTACTTTACAGTAACATTAGATGGTTCAGCTAAAGCAGATTTTAGTAATTACAGAACTGTTGATTGGATTGAATTAGTAGATGTAACATCATTGGCACCAGAACCAGCAACTGCATACACCGCAGCAGGCGATATTACTTTTACAAATGCAACAAATGTATGTAAGGGAATGGCTTTAGTTAACTTATAGGAGTGATTATTTATGACAGGAGCAAGTATAACGGTAACAAATGTAGTACCTCAATTAGGTAAGAATTTAATTTACTTTTCTGGCACTACAGATGCGTCAAAGCATTTAGACTTTAGTGATTATTTAACTGTCGATTGGATTAGTGCAGTAGCATCAGCAACAATGATTCCAGAAGATGCAGCAGCGTACACACCAGAAGGAGATATCACATTTTCTCACGCAAACACAGCAATTAAAGGAATTGCATTAGTAAATTTAAAATAGGTGATAGGTATGACAAGATTTAAAGACGTGGCAGGTTATGCATTAGAGAAAAAAACTATCCTATGTAATAACGGTGCAGAAGCAACAACTGGAACTGTTACAAGAATTAATAATGGTTCTTTATTTATAGACCAAAACCAAGCAGCAGCAACTATGGCATTCCCTGTTAGTGGTTTACACGTAGGAGATGTAATAAACGAGTTTAGAGTAACTGGTGCAATAGGTGCTAAATCAGGTGGAGTAAGCTCAGTAGATGCAGATTTACGTAAGATTACTAAAGGTGCGGGAGCATTAACTGATGCAAGTATTGGAGCTATTACACAAGTAAGTGTAGAAGCAGACACCGCATTGGATTCTTCAAAAGCAAGTTTAGACGAAGTTGTAGCAACAGATTATCAATATTATGTATTGGTTACAGTAACAACCGCAGATAATGCTGAAAATGATGTATTCATAGCAGGTGTTGAAGTAGATTTAAATAACGATATATAGAAATTATGAGGTGTTAGAAATGAAATTTAAAAATATTAGTGAAGAAAAAGTAAAGATAACTCTACCAAAAAGAGATGTGTATAGTAGGAAACAATTTAGAACAATTAAAGAAAATGAAGTATTTGAGGTAGAATTTGGTTTAGGCCAAGAGGGTATTTTCAAAAGGGTATATAAATCTAAAGGCTTAGTTGAGAGTATTGAACCTATTAAGAAAGTTCTACCAGTAGTAGAAACTAAAGTATTAAAAGGTGAAGACGGAAAAGAATTAAGTCGTGTAGAGAAACGAGCTTTAACTATTGCAAGGAAGAAAGCTGAAGCTAAGAAAGAATAAGGGTGTGTATTGGCTACCCACGGAAAGTCAGTAGGGGATGGTATAAATGGCAAAACTAAATGACAGATACAATTCGTATGCAAATCATAATTACACTAGCATAGATTATGATGAGAAGCGTGGGTATTACGGTACAATTCAAAAACCTTTATATAAGTTAGATATGAACACTATTAGTGCTGAGTCAGTAACTTTAGATTCTGAATCTGACCAAACTATTTTAACAGATGTTGCAATTATCGACGGTTCAGTAGTAGCTGGAGATTACACATTAGCTCTGGGAACTTTAAGCGAATCAAGGAACTTAGTATTAACCATCACCGATGGTGATACAAGTATAAGTGCGGGAACAGTAACAATAACCGGAACAGATGATGACGGTACAGTGATAACCGATAGTTTAGATTTAAGTGTAGGCTTAACAAAAACTACTGCTAATGTATATAAGAAAATTACCAATATATCAGTTGCAAGTTTAGCAGGTGAAGGAGTTGGCGATAAGATTAAATTAGTAACCGCAGAGATTGGACTAACAGGTATATTCAGTGTAGCAAATAATGCGGCTATATTAAGTTCAAATGGTTCAATGGTAGGGAATTACTTTACCGCGGCATATAGTAATACTAGTTTTTCAGTAGCAACAGGAACCGCATTAGACACGGAAGTATTCTTTGAAAAGAGAGATTCTGAAGCGGAGATACTTTTAGATTTAGGATTAGGAGAATATTCAATTGATTATGTTAACGGATTAATTTATTACAAAAAGAAAGATAGCACAACAGCAATTACAATTAATTATAAATATTGGGATCAAGCAGTAACAGTAGAAGTAGGAAGTGTTACCATAGGTAATGTAGTTCTACATAATAGCGGTGGAACTGAAATCGGAACTGTGGCTAGTCCAATGTATGTAAAGGAGTCAACAACTGGAGCAGATGTTAAAACAATTACTGGAACTACCTCGAGTGCATTAGATGCTACTACTACTATTAATAAAGAGATGGAACTATTAGCAATTGTAGTTACTTATGATACAGCACCAGTAGCTTCGGAGAATTTAATTATGTCTATTGACGGAGCAACGGCGGGTTATGATTATGTACTTAAATCAGTAGACCCCTCATTAGCTTCCGGAACGGATTTTGAATATACTAAGGAGCGGAAACTAGTTGTTGGTGATGAAATAAAACTAACATACACCAATACTAATACTAGAACAATTAAATACATTATATATTATAGAGAGTTATAGGTGGTTTAGATGACATTTGAGAATGATTTCCAAATAGACGGTAAGGAAGTAATATACTCGCCATACCTTGAAGGCATAGTTAAGTCACTTACTGGAACGATATCTATTGAATCTATATTAAGCGTTAAAGGAAGTACTAACGATGGAACTACTAATATTCAGATATGGTTAGATAGTGATGGTGC